TTTAATTACACTCCCACATAGAAAATTCAATCATAATCAAGTGTGCTTGCACAGTTGATTCAAATTGATATTGGTCACTCAGGTACAAACAACTTAGTAAATCGGTTTGCTCAGTCATTATCTTTACAACTTTGTCGCGTAATTCTTCTGCTTCTTCAAATTCTTTAGCAAAAACATAGCATTGCACACGAACTTTACTGTTATTTATATAGCCTAAATCAATGGTATTAACAGGTTCACGGTTTGTTTCAATATAAATAACCATTGGATATTTAGTGTCTTCAGGTGCAACATTTGGCCAAACTGCATCTTCACCAAAAATGATTGATAAATGCTTATTTAGAGCTTCACTAACGCGCATTGGCGGCCTCTCTTGCTGCTTTTTCGACTTCTTCGCCTAAGCGTTTGCCCAGTTGATCCAGTGCATCTTCTTTTTTAGCTTGCCAAGCAGGAGCTAAAAAGCGTTGAGGGGCAATATATCGACCACCTTTAGCCTTCCATCCCCACTCTTGAAACTTGCCGTAAAAAGCCCGACCGTCCAACGGAATAATAGATTGAATGTTTCCCATGCTTGCCCGTTGTCCACGGTAAACACGTTGTTTTAATGATTTACGCAAGTTACCTGGTTGAACTGTGATAACAGCCCCACGCTCTTTAAACTTATGGGGAACAATACCCATTGGAGCGCGTGCTTTAGCTTCTTCTAAAACAACTTTAGTACCACTTTTAACAGCAATTTCTACTGCACGTTTTCCGACTTTGTTTTGTAGTTGGCTTATGCTTTGCTCAAGCTCTTTTAAGCCTGTCACGGTTACAGTTTGGGTCATGGCTTTTACTCAATAACGCCTTCACTCACCATAAGTTTTAGCTCTTTGTGACGCAACTCAACGTCAATCACAGCATGAATGGTGTAGGTTTTGCCTTCATAAATAGCGCGTTGCTCGGCATTTATGTCTTTTCGATAGCGTAAATCTATTGTTCCAGTCACTTCGCTATGATTTTGTTGAGCTGCAAATAAATACTTGCCACTTAACGGACTGACACGCGCCCAAACGGTACACACATCAACCCATTCATCTTTTAACCCACCCGATAAACCGCGTGATTTGGTAAGCCGTTGAAAAGTAACACGATGTTTTAACTTACCTGCTTGCACGTTAAACGCCCCACTTACGGTAAGGATTCATCAAGTTTTGACACGTCATATTGATATTTAATGTCATACCTTGCTGTGCTTCTCGGTTTTCGTACAAGTCACCTAAAATCAATAAAGCGGCATAACGCAAAGGCGCGGCCAATAACATGGCATTGTCTTCATCTTGGCAAACAGAGTCAGTGAATGGCCTATCGATATAATCTTTAACAGCACGTAAAGCTGTTTTAATCAGCATTTCAATATAAGCATCTTCATCACCGCCATCTTCTATGCGTAGATGTTGTTTTGCTTCAATAAGAGAAATACTCATTAAAAAAACCTCAATAAAAAAGCCCCAATCAAGGGGCTTTATTTAACAAACTAAAATTAAGGTGCTTCTGCTACTAAGTCACCAGTCACCATTGCATCAGGAATGGCTACGCCAAAACCTGCACGCATTTCAGCGCGTAAAGTCACTAAGTTTTTGGTAAAGTTATCACCGTCTTCGGTTGAGGCATCAACCATCACTTCATTACGCACATAACCCGTGACACCAATGGTTAAATTACCTAACCAAAACTTACCTGTAGGCATGGCAGAAGACAAAACGACAGGCAACCCCCAAATCACAGGTTGCACAACTGCACCTGGTGTGCCAAACAAATAATGGCCATCATCGGTTTTTTCGCGCTCGATGCTGCCCCAGTCAACAGGATTAAGCACCACCGCTTCAGGTGTCACACCGCTTGCCCAAACTTGATATTTAGCCGTGTTAATCGTGTCAATTGCCAAAACATCAGGTACAGCAACTAAGCTATTACCTGCTTTCATTAAGCCGCTAAAGCTAGATGTTGTCCCGTTAATCACTTTAGCTTCTAATTTTAAGCGGACACCATAAGCTAAACGACCTTCGATGTAAGAAGCCAATACAGGCATATCATCTAAAAGCTGTTTAGTAATTTTAATCCAGTGAGCAATGACACTAATCGTGATGTTTTCAACACCAAAGGTTAAATTAGATTGAGGCTTAGTCCCTGCCTCTGCCACTTCATCTGCCATGATGTCATAAGCAGATTCACGCAACATTGGCACTAAGTCGCCTGTGACTGGCATCCAAGTAATTAAATCAAGCAACGCTAATTTTAATTGTTGCGCTTGATTACGTTGTACATCAATCGTGGCTAAAGAGGCATTTGTGCCAATACCACTAATTGATACAATGTTACGTGCTTGAATACCATCAATAGCGACACGACCACGACGGGCTTTAATTACATCAATTTGTTTACGCAAATCATCATTGCGGCAAAGGATAGAGCCAACCGTATTAGGATCGGCTTGACGCGTATTAACTTGGTCAACGAGTTTTTGCTCAATTTCGCTAAAACGTGCGGCTAAATCAGAAACAACTTTAGCATCATCATCTAATTTTTTGCGAAGTTCGTCAGGTAACTTACCGTTTTCGAGTGTGTCTTTGTGCTTGGAAATCAACGCATCAAGACTGGCCATGCGTGTTTTAAGCTCTTGCGCCAACTTAGTTAAATCATCAGGTGTTTCACGATGGTGAACTTTACGAACACCAAAAACGTGTTTAGATGGCACAGCAGTAGCAGCACTAATAGCAGCAGCAATGTGTTTTTCTTGAGAATTACTCATAATCTTTTCTCTCTAAAAAGGCATAAAAAAAGCCGCTAAAAAGCGGCTTGATTGAAGTTGGTATTAAAAGTCGAGTGCGTCTAATACCGATTGATATTGATTGACACGGTTAGGAACGTGTAAAACATCATCTAAACGTGCCAACAATAAATCGGCATCAGATTTAGATAAACCCATATTAACTAATAACTTATTTGCATCATCGGCACTACGCACTGCATCAATAGCCTCAGCCGTAGGTGTAATACGTGCAGTTTGGTCACTTGGTTCGTCAACAACGCTAATTTCGTACAAATCAACCCGTTTGATGACTCTTGCACCTGTATTATCTTGATAAACGTCAATCGGATTAGGTTCATAAAACGCAATCGACAAACCATCAACCGTACCATGTGCTAACATGGCTGCCACATCATTTGATTGAGACATATTAGGGGTTAGCTCACCCTTAACTAACAAGCCAGTGTCATCTTCGAGCAATTCAACCCATTTACCAATACGTTTAGCACTATTGCCAGTCAACCAATCCATGTACGCATGGTTATAGTACATATGCACTTGTTTACCGCTTGAAATTAAGTCTGCAAATGCACCTTTTTCAAAACGTTCACCGTGGCTGTTCACGTTAGCCCATGTCACCGCATAGCCTTCAAATTTATAGGCTTCACCTTGTTGACTTGGTGGGGTAAATCTTAATGCAACAGGGGCTTGTGTCGCACGGCGATGCTGTACATTAGGTGGTTGTTTACGATTACGAACATTTAAAACATACATTAAACTGCCTCCTCTTTACTACGTGCAGGCACAATAGCTAGAATTTTGTCGATAGTTGTCATATTGCTTGGCACAAGTAATTGGTCACCATTAGGTTTAGGCAAGCGGCCTTCGCTTTTTCGTGCTTCATTTGGAGTCATAAAGCCTGATAAAACTTGTTTTGCAGTTGATTCAATACGGTCTTTTAAATTGGCTCTTAAAATAGAGTCCGCATCAAACTCTAATTCGTAAGACTCCCACTCAGTACGTGGTAATAAGTTGACAATCATTGATATTTCTAGCTTTTCTAAATAAGTTCGCAAAACAAACTTATAAAAACCGCTAATAATAGAATCAATGCCACTTCCCCACACTGTTGACGCTGACAAATCATTAACTAAAACACTAGGCACACCAAACGCACGGCATATTTCTTCTAATGTAAAACGGCGAGTCGCTAACAGCTCCAAATCTTCAGGCGTTAAGCTCATAGCCTGAAATTTCATGCCACCACCTAAAACCGCTAACTCGGTTTGGTCACCATTGATTAAGCCTTCCATCTCTGTACGTAAAGCATCACGCTGTTCTTTTGTAGGCCAGTTTGATGCTAACAAAGTACCTGTTGGCTTTGCACCGTTTGACATTAAATGAGTTATTTTATCGTCACCTGCCAAAGCCACTCCGATTGATTTTTTAGCATGAGCAAGTGGTGACAAACCTACTAAACCGTTGCCAAACAAACGAACGTGCCAAACTTCGGCCTCGGTTAATTTTTTGCGCGTACCGTCCTGTTGTTGCCAGTGATAAATCATGTCACCGTTGCTTAATAACTCAGGTTCTACGCTACCACTGTTAATGACTTGCAAACTAACCAAACGTTTACCGATATAGCCAAGCAATACATAGGCATTGCCACTTGATACAAGGTTGAGCATTAACTGTTCAAAAAACTCAATGCGTGTTTGACGGCGGTTAGGACGATGCTTGAGCAATTTAATTAAATCGTGATTTTTTTCAAGTGTGCGATTCCCTTCGGCATCCAGTTTGTACATATTAAGCGGCAAACTAGATACGGTCTCAGCGAGCAAACGAATACAAGCAAACACTGCACTTACTGTCATAGCAGTATCAAACGTTACAGGTTTGGCAGTTGCACCACCACCGCTTGCATATTGTCGGCCACGCTTTGGCTCGGCTGGAGCAAGGCCAAACCATGAAGCAATTGAAGTCCAAACTGTCATCGTCTGCTTACTCTCACAAAATCACGTAAATAGTCATCCATAGCCGCATCGCTGCTGCTGTCTATGCTGCCTACTTCGTCAAAATGAATTGCCCTAGCCATTGCGTTAATTAACGCAACAGCAGGGTCTATTTTGTTTTCAGGAGCGTCTTTACGCGGAAATATATTATCGTTGGCATCAGGCTTAACAGTCACATTAGAGATTGCCCACGATAAAACAGGGTCACCGTTGTGATGCAATCGACCAGAACGAACTAAAACCTCTATCCACTTCATCGGCTCACTTAAAAAACGTGTCTGTTGTGGTATTTCAACCACAGAAACGCCTGCTGCTTGTAATCTTTGAGCGATATAAACCGCATTAAATGGGTCAAAACCGACTTCTTTTAGGTCAAAAATCGTAAAATCTTCTAAAATATCTTGCTCAATTTGGGCAAAATCAGTCACATTTCCATCGGTTAATGTCAAAAAACCTTGTCTTGCCCATGCTATATATTGACGATTTGTAGGTAATTCGGCGGTTTCTTCATTGATATATTGGTCACTAAAGACATAAAAATGCTGTTCTTCGCCCTGTGGCCGCATAAAAACACGCACTTTCCCAGCCAAATCACTCTTACTAGCAAGGTCTAAACCTATAAATAAAGGGCAACCGACAAATTGTTCTGGTAATAAGTGCTTATCACCACATGCAGCCCATAGCTGCATATCCATCCATGATGAACGCGCATTTACCCAAACGCATAAATGCTTAGTTAAAAAGTTTGTTTGAGCTGTTGGCTGTAATTTGGCTTTTTCACATGCGGCTGCTAATGCTTCTGCACTAACTGACACGCCATAATTAGGATTAGCTTTACGCCATGTGTCGGGGCTAGTCCAATCATCACCGTCATCAATTGTATAGATGATTCCAAAGTAACGATCGTGGCCAACTTTATCGCCCAGTATATCAATCACTGTTTGACGTTCTCGGTAACACACGCCATGCAAGTCAAAGCCTGCTGTGGTAATCATTATGACAACAGGTTGTTCACGCGCTCCTGTTGCCGACTCTAAAACATCTAACATCTCACTAGATTTGTGCGCGTGAAGCTCATCAACTAATGCACAATGAACATTTAAGCCGTCTTGATTACCGCCTTGGTCACGCGATAGAGCCTTAAACGAACTGGCTGTACTGGTGCTAAAAATAGAATGTTGACCCGCCTTAACATCAAATGCCGATTGCAGCTTTGGCAATCGGTTTACCATGCGCTGTGCTTCTTCCCACACAATACGCGCTTGGTCTCTTGTAGTTGCAGCACTATAAACTTGCGCCCCTTGCTCACCTTCTATAAATGCACAGTACAATCCAACCGCTGCCAGTAATGTTGACTTACCATTTTTACGTGGCATCTCTACATAAGCATAGCGATAACGGCGACGACCGTTTACATCAACCCAGCCAAAGATATTAGCAACAATAAAAATCTGAAAAGGCTCAAGAACAATCTTTTGACGAGCTGTAGCCCACTTGCCTTGAGTGTGAGGCAACAACTCAATAAATCGACAAACATGATCAACTTTGTTTGTATCAAAATGCCATTGCCAATCAGTTTTTTCTAAGTCATTCAGGTATCGTTTAACCGATTGTTTAACGTAAACACAAGCTGATATTTTTCCGCTATCAACATCAAGCGCATATTGATGACAAATAGCCGAAAAGTTTTTTTGACTCATCAGTGAACCTTCAGCTCTTCAAATTCGTTTTCGACTTTCTCACCGAATAAGACCATTTGTCTATTTTCAACACGCATACCAGAACGAGCCGAAGGAGTTAAACCAAACTCTCGACCTGTCTTAATAATTTGCTCTTGTAAACGACTACGAATCTGCATCCATGCTGATTGCATCTCAAAGCCATTGGGTGTGTTTTGCACCCATTTAGCTAAATCACCTAATTTTTCTTGTAGCTCACCATACTTGGCCACGTTGTCACAATGGAGCGCAAAAATATCGCCATCAATTGCAGACAATAAACCAAGTGCCACTAACTGACTGCCTAATGTTTCCCAGTGTTTTTTACCTGACTTACACAACCAAACAGGAGGACTAGGCAAATTTAAGGGTACTTCGGGGCCGTGCGTATCTCTGTCATCACGAACACGTCCACCCTCAAGCACTTTTTGCTGTGTAGGCTTTTTAGGACGACCTGCTGACATTTTTTGTACCTATAACAATTTAAGGAGGATATACCCCCCCTTTTAATTTTGACCACGCATGAAAATGGATAAGACGCGGTCTCTAGGGGCTTACCC